AGTCCGCTGGATAGTTCTTTTGCATGTTTTTCCACTGGTCATTGTGATGGTATGGACACCCTATGCAGGATGACTTGCCCGGCATTGGATGCACCCCACTTTCCTTGTACCACCTTAAGCAGTCCGCCCTTGACATTTTCATCTCGATAAGTGGCCAACGGGATTCTATCCATGGCATTCTGGCCTTCTTCATTCGCATAGCCTCGTCCGTGGATATTCCTATCCATTGTTCCACTATCATATCTTTTTTAACTCTGTGTCTAGGCTTTATTCCTAGAATTTCACGCATCTTCTTTTGTATGGGAATAACCTTGTAATCATGGGTGCACTGCCTGTACAGCATTCCGACCTTTCCGCCGGGGCGTGCCGCAAATAGTGGTGGATTTGGTACACGTCCGGCGAAAGATTTCTCCTCTTCTCTAGACCCTGGTTCCGGGTTCGCTGCTTTGATAAGGTATCCCGTATCGGCAAAGATCATGTAATCTGGTTTGTGTTTTGTAAGTCCTTCCTGCGCCATGAGTGCGAGACAGGAAGACTGAACCCCTGCACCGAGCGATAACACGCGGATGGTGGGTTCTCTTTTCTTTCCTTCCTCGTCAAAGTATTCTGGCTCTTGCGTTGCCGCAACTGCCGCCATTGTGTTAAGCTGCCTGCGGTTAGGCTTAAGCTTAGAAGACATTTCCTCCAAAAGCTTGCGCCTTTCATAATCCATCTGCTCCGGGTTTATGGCAAATCCAGGCTTTGCCTTTGGTTTTTTACTTTTACCTTGTTCTCTGTATCCTCTGTTCACTTTGCATTACCCCAATTATCCTTGATTTTATATTCCACCTTGGATGGAACTTCCAACTTTACACAGGTTTCCATGATATCTTTAACATCCACACCCTCTTTATCAGACTTTACGCTGCAATTCAACTCATCATGCATCTGTAGAAGTGGTGTAATACCTAGTTTTTCATATATATCTACCATAGCCTTCTTTGTTTGGTCCGCAGCTGATCCCTGAATCAACCTGTTAAGTGCCTTGTACGTACCGGCTCTCTTTACATTGCCGTATTCCGCTTCCGCCTGCTTTAAAGGCATTGCTTTATAAAATTTATTTGGTTCATACCAGTTTGGTTCATACATATCGAAACGACATTTGCGACCCAATAAAGTTCTGATGGTTCCTACCTGATTAGCTCTGTTCATGACAGCCTCCAGCATTCCTTGCATGAAAGGAACCTTAATCCTGAATTCCTTAAGCATTGCCTTGGCTTCCATCGGAGTGATGTCCAAGTCCACTGCCATCTTTTTATACCCCATGCCATACATAACTCCAAGTCCAATGGTCTTTGCCAGTCTTCTGGGTATGTCTGCCATGTCAGCTGTCTGCTGGTGAAAATCTAAACCTTGAATGAATGCTTCTTTTACCTTGTCAGAACCAGCATTTTTGTTAAGAAGAGCAAAATGAGTTAGAAGCCTAGGTTCCTGTTGTGAATAGTCAGCGGAAAGCCAGTACTCTCCCTCTTCCGGAAGAAATATCCTTCTCACTTCTGAACCAAACTCACTTCTGATTGGCATTTGCTGGAGATTAGGAGCGTACATGGAAAATCTTCCCGTTACTGTTCCTCCACTGTCCCCCCTTATTTGATTAACGTGTCCGTGTATTCTGTCATTATGAATATATTTTGCTATGCCATCTATGAAGGTTCCTTGCAACTTGTTTAAAACCCTTGCTTTTGTTACCATCTGTGGAAGCTCATGCTTGTGAGTTTCCAGGAAAGTCTGGGTAAAGCTAGGAGCTCCCAAGGCAGTATGGGGGTAATCCAGATTAGCTCTATCGAAGGCGTTAGCCACCGACCGTGCTGACCATAGCTGCACTTCCCCTCCTGTCAGATCTTTCATTCTTTTTAAATATTTTTTCTCTTTATTGCGTAGCTTCTCTTTCAAAGCCATTGCTCTAGGCATATCAATCCTTATTCCGCGCTTGGTCATGTTGAATATCACCCTGATTAACCTGCATTCGAGGTCATACACACCTTCGAGGGCGTCTTTCTCTATTTCAACCATAAGTCTTTGATGTAGCTTGTAAGTTAATAGTGCATCTGCTTCCGCATATTCCCCAACAAATTCCGCAGGCATCCTGTACATTTCAGCTTTGGGATCCAATCCAAGTTCTTCCGCTTTAGCTTTAAGAACCTTCTCATCTTTATACTCCCCTAGGTAATCAATGCACATTTGATTTAAGGTATAAGAGTACCTGTTCTCATTTAAGAGAGCTGATGCAATCATAGTGTCATGTATATAACCCTTAACCTCTATGCTTAGAGTTGACAGCCATCCAACATCATACTGTGCATTATGAAACACTTTTTGTATTGAATCATCTTCACATATGGTGTATTTAAGAACTTTTTCCCTGTCCATATTTCCCCCACCTTCGTGAGCGATTGGATAGTAGGCTGTAAAATCACCGCTTGATATTGAAATACCTATGACTGATCCTATCTTTCGTGGCCATCCTGGGCCCATTTTCATTAGGTCTGTGTCACACGTCTCAAGATCTACGGACACGACCTTTTTTCCTTTCATTGATGGAAATTCAGTTGGGTGCAGCCATTCTGATTTTACTGTATTTTGATTAAATAGATCGTAGGTCATTTACTCTCCTTGGCAAGTTTCATGACATGTTTCCTAGTGACTTCCCCCATGATCTCACCACGAGATTTATTTGGAGCGGAGTCATTTTTAAGTTCTCCCGCTATTGCCATGTACGCAGCCCCGTCCACATAATCATCAATGTTATGCTTTCCAGCCTGCGATCTGGATATTTTAACCAAGCCCATCATCATAGCCGCTTCATCGGCTGTTATGGAAGCCATAGGTTTTAATTTGTCGTCAAGATATATGTTCCAGAACTCCGCAATCTGCGAATGGTTCTTGAACGTGTCACCATGTGACTCCTGCCTGCTGTTGCTCACCAGATCAGAAGCTTTCATTAGTATTTCTTTTTTGTTCATATTATAAATCCTCTCTCTTGTTGGGGTTGTATTATATGTAGTTCCTTCTTGGCGCGTGTAACCCCTACATAGAATACACGGTTAGTATCGTCTGAATCCTTTTCCATCTCATCTCTGTTGGCTCGTGATATGTCAGTGAAGAGCATGACATTGTCACACTCTCCACCTTTGGCAACATGTACTGTGCTTAAATTAATAAGAGGATCCGCAGTTAAGTTCTCCGGATTGAATCTTTCCAAGGCCTGTAAATATTCCCTGTCCCTGTTACCAATCTTTTCAAAGGCAACATCCCAAGGAACACTTGTTTTTAGTAAGCCGTGGTGTTCAACCAAATCTTCTATGTTGTAGGATTGTTCTTCCTTCTTCTCCCCTTCAAATGATTTTAGGTTCTTGTATCCCCTTGCAACACCCGTTTGAGAAGTTAAGTGACCATATATATCTGAAACATCCTTGTAGGAAACATCCTTGGCTTCATGCAATCTGTTCCATGCATCCACGGCATTTAAAAGTTCCTTTCTGACCGCCATCTTGTTGTTCTTTTTATAGGGAAGCCCCTGTACTCGAAGATCATTTTCTATTTCCTTGAACATATATTTACATGTTGCAAGTACTAGCCAATTTCCTTCACGAACATTAACGGCTTCCGGATAGGCGTGAAACTTAAGAACTCCCTTGTAGTTTCTAGGGTTCCATTCCTTTTCCCTTCTGTTGTGTATCCTGTTGGCTATGTTAGCAGCTACTTGGTGAACTGAGTGGGGACATCTATGGGACTGTCTTAAAATTTCCACATTTCCTTTCATGTTAATTAAATGTTCCACATCAGCGCCGGCCCATCTAAAGATGGCTTGATCGTCATCGCCACTTATGTAAACTTTTTTAGAATTTCTCCACATCTTCTCACACATGTCCCATTGCAAATTGTTCAAGTCCTGCGCTTCGTCAATGATGACAACATCCAGCTTGGGGACTGGCCCAGATTCAATGTAGGTTGAAAGCATGTCTGTAAAGTCATGCTTGTAGTTTTTTTCCTTGTAATCTTCCAAAGATCTGTAAGCCCTTGACAGTTCAGGCCATGCAACATCTAAATTAAATTTATTATAAAATTCCTCTACCTCCATCTTCTTGACTCTGGCTTTATTTATTATTCTTAAAAATTTATTGTCAGTTGTAATTATCCCGGTATCGTCCCAGTCCTGTGATACAAAATTTAGATCAACCCCGTAATCCTCAGAAAATGTTTTGTAATCATATGCATCCATCACTTCAGAATTAGTCATTCCCAGCTGTCTCTTGCCAAAGGCATGGAGTGTGCTGAAATAAGGAAGATCATCGTCAGTCAAGTTAAATTTTATTTTTGCCCTGTTGCGTGCTTCATCAGTAGCTCTAGTTGTAAAGCTTACAAAAGCTATAGATGACGGATCAGTACCATCCTTAAGTTCCCGGTCCACTATCC